ACTTAGTATAGTATTGTACTTTCTCTCTATTAATTATAGAATAGTTTATAGAGCCTGTTGAGGTTAAATCATTAGCAGTAGTTTCAAAAAACTTTCTCTCTATTTCTTCACTATGTTTAGATACTTTTGTAAAGTTAAAATAGTCAAAACCGCCTAAACTATTTAAAAACTCTATTCGCCTTGTTTCATATCTGCATTCAGTATCTATATTAAAATGGAATATTTCTGAGCCTGTTGAGGTTTCAGTTCTTAAATTTATAGTATAAGAAGTCGCATTTGAACTTACAGCTGGTAGACTTCCACTACTTACTCTACTACTATTTATTTTATTTAATGTAGTTGGTGAACAGGGTATTCTAATATGGTTAAACGTGTTTAATGCTGGAGTATTAAAACTTGTAGTGCTTATTAGATTTCCATTTTCTCTATATTCTTTAACTGTAAAACCTAATAAAGAAGTAGTATCTGAAAAGTCATATAATAAATATATATAACCCTCATCTGTAATTCTAACCTTTTGATTATATTGATTATTAACAGCTGTTCCTGGAGGTGAGTTTGTTAAGAATTTTCTACTTAATATATTATTAGTATATTTTAAATAATAGTTTGTATTTTGCCAATCATAAAAGTTAACAACATCTCTTCTATAGTTTGGTAAGCTACCGTTAAAAGTTAATAAGTTATAAGAATTTGCAGTTGTTGAATCTGGAAATGTAACTGTTTGGTTCATACTAATTGTAGCTGTTCCACCATTATAATGAATCCACCCAAATTGTAAAGATAAATCTTTATAAGAATTTGTATTATCAAACATTGACTCTATACTAATTCCATTTAACAAACCTAAATCACTTGACATATATGATTTCATTACGCCTGACATATCAAACCTACCAAATCCAGTACTTTGAGTAGGCGGTACTCTTAGACGTCCTAGTAAGTTTCCACCGTCTTTAACATCAATTAAATAAGCAAAACCAACATAACCCCTAGTTGTTGAGTTTGTTTCTAACATTACTATTTCAACTGGATTGTAAACTGTTCTATATTGTTGCGGTAAGTATTTAATTTCTAAACTCATTTCTTTAATATTTCTTTTATTCCTTTTGTTATTCTTTCACCAGAGACAATCCTAATATCTGTTTTAAACCTATTAAAAGCCTCACCATAAAAAGTCTGTTGCATACAATTATCAAAAAAGAATCTTGGTTTAATTCCAGTATGTGCTATAGAACTTCTTACAGCATATTCATTAAGTCCTTTACTTTTAGACCAGGCTTTAACGTGACTGACTTTAGGACCGTTTTTAAAACTATAAGGCGAGTTAGGTGCTTTAATAACCCATCCCTGACCTTTCTTATCTCCACTCTTTCTAGTGCCTCCAATACCTTTAACACCTTTATTAAGGTAGTCATAATAGTCAGCTAGGTATAATGTCGCAATCATTTTAAAACCAAACATTTTAACTGGCATCCTTATAGAATCGTGTAATTTTCCTTTATACACTAAACCCTCTTTTGTGACAGATTGTTTTAAACAGTAAACCATATCCGCAGCAATGTTATTAAACACCTCACTTAATGTAGTTGGATTATCTACTTTGACCTCTTCTAGTTGGTCAGTATCAAAACCGAATATATCTAACTGCTCAGCCATTATCTATGTTTATACTTTTGCTTCATTTCTCTTTGTGCCTGTTGCTCCATTTTTTGTTTATCACTATAATAAGAAACTATATTTAGTGCCTTAGTTATATCCCAATTAAGTATCTCATCCCACTTGTCTACTCTACTATTAGTCAAGTTATCTAATGTACTCCACCATCCCCATCTCTCAGTAAATCCAGTTCCTTTTTGGCTTCCCTCGTCATCTTTTTTGCTTGGTCCATCAAAGAGGTTTTTATAGCTTTTGTTAAATCCTCCGAGTGACTGTAAAAAAAAACACCGATTGGATAAGCTATAGTAATTGGCATATTGTTTAAAAAGTTATCTGCGGTCTTTCTAAGTATCTCACCATCTACCTTTATATGTTTCCATCCAAATATAGTTTTCTTAACTGGTCTACATATAGTAGTTAATATATGATGTAAATTATTGAATATAGCCTCCTGGTCATCCTTAGCGTTTTGGATTATTTCCATACTGTTTATATATTCACCAAATAATAACTTTCTAGCATCTACTTTAAATTCATACCATTGACCACCAATCTTAAATCTTTTGTCTTTTAGTTTATTAGGTAATTCAGTCTCTAAGAAACTCATTTTCTTTTTAATAGACTTAAACTGGTCCAAACTAATATTCTTTATAACATCTCTTTTTTGTCCTGTTAAGACTGCTAAGATGTTCACTACTCTTTCTATAGGTTGTAAGTCTGAGTTTAATACTGGTCTTAAATTTATATAGTTACCTATTGTAACATCTGACCACTTTGTAGGGATTGTAATTTCCATAATATTATATATAACAAATTTTTGAATTATAACAAAACACTAAAATAAATAATTTAAGTTAAAATACTAAACAACTAAACACTAACTAAAATAATAACTTACAATGGCTGAGAATAGTATTTAAATCAATTCTAAGAAACTTTAACACTTTTTATATATGTTTATATACATTAACTATTTATAGTGTCTTAAAACTAATATATTCAATTAGCTAGTTTATTAATTAGTATATATCAATAATAAGATAATTATCTTATCTTATCTTATATAACCCCATTTGCTCAGCATTTGCATAGCATTTGCTCAGCATTTGCTCTTTTCTTTCCTGTAAATAAAAAGGGAGTGACGCTCTTTTGCCGACCACTCCCAATTCCCAAAACGTAAATTCCATTGGCTAGAATTTTTGTCATATCAAATATAGTAAATTAAAACAATTTATATTCAGTTTCTTTTATTCTTTGTTCAGCTATCTTAAAATATTTTTGGTCTTGTTCTATTCCTATAAAATTTCTATTTAAATTCTTTGCTGCTACACCAGTACTACCAGAACCCATAGTAAAATCTAAAACTGTTTCTTTTTCGTTGGTGTAAGTCTTTATCAAATATTCCATTAATTCAATAGGTTTTTGTGTTGGGTGTAGGCTATTGTTGTTCGGGTTTTTAAATTTCTGTATACTTGTAGGGTATCTTGTGCCGTCATCTTTTGTTCTTATATTTAAGTATTCCTTACTACCATTAAAACCACCTCCTGCCTTTACTTTTGAATTATTTATTGTTTTACGTTTATCAATTAAATGTTCTGGAGCTTGTGTTTTTTTAGGGAAATAATAGCCTTTGCAATTAAATACACTAACTATTTCGTGTGCTTTTAAAGGCATTCTTTTAACGTTTAAGTTTCCTGTAAATCTTGTTTTCTGCCATATCCAATCATACTTAAAACCTTTTAAATTACTGCATCTTAATAAACTACTAAACGGCTCACTGCCAAATAAAACAATAGCACCGTTAGGTTTTATAATTCGGTTTAACTGTTCCCACATTAAATCAAAATCAATAACACTATCCCACTTACAAGCAGTTGTGCCATACGGTGGGTCTGTAATTATTGCGTCTACCGAACCGTTAGGTATCAACTTCATAACATCTAAACAATCTCCTTTGTATAGTTTTACCTTATTGAATACCATCCACGATTATTTTCTTTTAAGTGTATTAATGCAACATACCTTAAAGCATCTAAAAGGTGGTCAGAGCCTATTGGTTTTTGTAAACTATTTCCATTCTTATCAGTTGCCCATTTATACATTCTAAACTCACGTCTAAGATTGCTACTATTTACAACATTTATTTTATATCTTTTTAGTATATCTATTCCATTAAGAATACTGTCACGACCTTTTGTAGCTGGCTTAGCATTTAAACCTAGTCTATATATCTCCTCAATACTTTTAGGCTCAGCACTATCACAAATGACCTCATCATTTCCTAGTATTGGTCTTAGCCTTTCTGCTAGGTCCTGATTAGTTAATTGTCTTTCATATACTATCTCTTTTAAATATAGTTCATCATCTTTCTTATAAACAGCTAAACACGCTGAGGGGTCTATACTATACCCAAAATCTAATCCATAAGCTACAAGCCTACAATCTGGCATACTATCAACATACTTAACATTCTCATATATTAACCCACTTATATTGCCATACTCACCAAGTCCGTATATTTTCCAGAACTCTTTGTCTGTTTGTTGTAAATACTCTATTTCTTTAATTAGTGACTTAGGTAAAAACGAATTGTTTTTATAGTTACTTACTATTACCTCAACATCATTAACCTCCTTAGAACGCTTTATTTCAAGTTCTTGGTTAATCCATATTTGTTCATCATCTGGGTTAAAGTCTAGGAATATCTTATTTTCGGTCCTCATTAATAGCTGGAAAAACTCTTGTTTGTATTCTAACTCATTAGCCTCATTACAATATAGTATATTTCTTTTAGCACCTCTTAGCTTTTGCTCATCATCTGCACCTATAAACTCTACTAACCTTTTACCGTATCTATATTGTTTCTTAGTTTTGTTATGTTCAACCCCATCATACCAACCCTCAGCCTTTAAAATGTCCTCAAAGTCTCTAATTACAGTTCCATCTAAATTAGTCCTATACTTCCTTACAGTAGTCCATACGCCCTCATAACAGTATTTATCTTGACCATAGTTGCCGCTAATTAACCATAAAGCACATAATTGATTTAAGCTCCAGGTCTTACTACTACGAGTTCCACCCCTATTTATTACAATCTTAGAGTTACTATCATAGTTCCGCTCAAAGATTTCAGTCGCTTCCACGCTTAATATTAATGTTTATATTGTTTACAGTGGATTCTATTTCCTGTTTATCTGGTGCATTTAATCCAAACATCTTAGCTATAGAATCATAAGCACCTCTATAGTCAGAACCTTTAACCATTTCCTTTAATAAATAAAACTTAGCTTTCTGGTCTTTTGTGAGACTTTCTTTTGCTGCTAAGTCCATTAGATACTCCCAAGATTTAATCATCTTAAAATAACCCTGAGCTACTTCTTTACGTGTTATTTGAAACTCTTCAGCTACTTTTATTTGTAACTCCTTGACCCTTACCGATATCTTACCATTTTTAAGAAGTTCACTAGCTTTAACTGCTATAACTTCTTCCTT